TGTGACGCCTCTCCGGCTGTATTCGTTAGGCCACGTGCCGACAACGCAGCCGATAGTAGGTCGAATGCGGTGGCTGCCGTGGTCACCTTGTTTGCGGTTTCTTCCGCGGATGGGAGCAGCTTCTCTGCGAGCAGCTGAGAAAGATAGTCGACTCCAACAATTGCGGTCCCGACCACGGCTACGGTGCCAAACGCGCGCCCGAGAGCCCCAACGACTCTGCCTGCGGCCTGAGCCTTCGGACCCAAAACCTCAAGGGCTTGTGTGTACTCGGCGACCTTCGGAACTAGTAGAGCCCACGAGCCGAACGCAGTGAACGCGGTTGCCCCCGCGAGGCCCACCCAGAACACGGCCTGTTGTCCCGCTTCGGGCATCTCGTTGAACTTGTCGACCAGCCCGGTTAGCGCCTGCGTGAAGAACCGCAAAGGGCCGTCAGCTGCCTCACCCATGGAGATGAACGCCGTGTCCAGGGCGCCCTGCAGCGCCTCAACGTCGCCCTTGAAGTTGTCAAGGCGGGTCGCGGCTGTTTCCGCCGCGTACCCCTGGTCGTCAACCGCTGCAGTCCAGTCCCGGATGCCCTGCTCCCCTTCGTTCAGGAGAACGTTCGCACCACGGATCGCGTCCTGGCCGAACAGCACCGCAAGGGTCGTGTTTTTCTGCTCATCGGTCATCCCCGACAGTGCGGTCTCAAGCTCACCAGCGAAACCGGCCATTCCGATGAACTGCCCTGCAGCGTCGTACGCCTCGATGCCGAGTTCCTTCATGAGGTCCGCGGATTCCCCTGTGGGGTTCGCGAGCCGAAGCAGCATCGTCCGGAACGAGGTACCCGCATCGGACCCGAGTAGACCAGCCGACGCGAACGCCGAGAGCGTGGCCGTGGTCTCCTCGATCGACAGCCCGAACTGATTCGCGACAAGACCGGACTGCGCGAGGGCCTGCGACATGTCCTCCACATCGCCCATCGCCTTGCCCGCACCAGCAGCGAGCAGGTCGGCGACGTGGGACGCGTCTGACCCTTCAAGCCCGAACTGTTGCAACGTGGTGGAAGCGATCTCCGCAGCCCGAGCTACACCGAGACCGCCAGCGGCAGCAAGGTCCAGAGCGCCAGACAGGCCTCCGCCGAGGATGTCCGATGTCGACAGGCCGGCCTTCGCCAACTCCTCAACCGCGTTCGCGGACTCCGACGCCGAGAACACGGTGGAAGCACCAGCCTCGAGCGCGGCGTCCCTCAACCGCTCCATGTTGTCCGCAGACTCGAGCGTGGCCGCTTGCACATTCGACATGGCCTGGTCGAACTCCGCGAACTTTGCGACCGCCACCCCAAGCCCAGCCGCGATTAGCCCACCGGCCGCGAGAGATACCCGCCCCAACTGGTCGAACGAGCGTTTCGTCTGCGCGAGTTTCTCGCCTTCTGACCCCACGGACGCAGTGGCTCGGGCGGCTTGGTTCATGCCGTCCACGTACTGCTGCATCTTCGCCGTGAGGCGTACAGACACGACCCGTTCAGCCACAAGCACCCCCAGGAACGACGAAACCCCGCCATATGGGACGGGGTAGGATGCGGGGCATGAGCCCGCTACGAAAACTTGAGGTGTACGCCTCGGTGCTGGTCGGGATCGGGATCGTCGCGGCAGGGATCGGTTTCTACTCGCCGGTCCTCACGCCGATCTTCATCCCCATCGGCGCGGTCGCGATCGCTGTCGCACTGATCGCGTACCCGATCAAGTGGGCTGCGGAGGCTGTCGTCGGCGCACGTTCCACACGAGAGACGGATCGCCCTTAGCGTCCGGGTACTGCCCGAAGTACTTGTCCTGCGCCCGCTTCAACGCGGCCGCAGCGAAGTCTGTCGACGGCAGGTCAACCTCGAAGTTCCCGTTGTTCGCCGGGTCCGTCGCTTCGGTGATCTTGAACCCGTGCGCGCCTCTCCGGGAGAACTCCTCCCGCCTCGACGCGGCGAGCACGGCAACATCGTCAGGTGACCACTCCGGCTCCCGAACCGTCACCGAGTACCCCGTCACAGCCCCATCCGGGGTGTAATGTGTGGTGACCTCAGCAGGTTCCCACCCGGTCAACCGGCGAGGGGAAGCGCCTACTTCGCGGGCTAGCGCCGCTTCCTCGTACTGCCGCCCGCTTTCGCTTTTCCCAGTTCCGCGATCCTCTGCTGAGGTTCGTACTGGTTCAGCCCCCACAATGCCGCGGCTATCAGCGACAGCGACGGGGACGGGAGCACATCGAGCAGGTCACCCCAAGTTCCGGGATCGACCGGTTCAGCCGAAACCGTGATCCGGTCCACCGGGTAGACCCGTGCAACCGCGTCCGTGTTGTAACCCACGTTCTTGTCTCGCGCGGCCCCCTCACGGGGAGGGCACTTCGCGACCAGATCAACCCACACATGCCCCGGGACCGGCGCGAAACTGATATCCACCAGTTCATCACCTACCGCGACCGTGACCGTCTGCCCACTAACATCCGCCGACTTCGCTTTCGCGATCATCGCCTTCAGATCAACCATGGCTCACCATTCCCTCACCAGAGAAGACAGGAAACCGGGGGTGGAGCCTGGTGAGGGAACCCCACCCCCGGAGTCATCACGCTCCGGCCGCGACCGCGACCTCACGGTGGACGGTTCCGGTCACGTTGAGCTTCAGAACCTTCATCAGCTCCGTGTTCGCCGTCGGCGGCACGTCACGGGCAATCGACGTCGACACGGGGATCACCGCGTTCAGAACGTCGTCCTCCACGAACGTGTGACCCGACTCGTAACCGAGGGCGTGAACGATGTACCCTGCCGTCCCCGGGGTGCCGAGGGCCGTCTCCACGACGGTCGGAGTAGCCCGGTTGTAGACGTACTGAATCTCCACCGTGTCGGTCACGGTCCCGTCCAGTTCGATCGTCTGCTTCAGGGTGTATCGGCCCGTGTTGATCGTGCTCACGGTCGTGTCGTGACGGAACCCATCCGGGGCAAGCCCATACGTGATCCGCTTCACCGTGCCGGCCGCGAGCTCAGTCGCGGTCGGGGCTGTCGGGTCCGCGATCGTCGGAACCCACAGGACAATGCCGTAACCGTCTGCGGCCTGACCTGTCTGCACTGTTTCAGTCGTCATGTGCGTCTCCAATAGAGTCAGCCCCGGACGGGGCAAGGTCGTTCTCACCAGGCTTCTCAACCGCCACCACAACAGGCGCGGAACTCTTCTTTACCCGCCTCTTCCGCGGCACGTCACCATCGACGCGGACGTACAGGTGCGGGTTGGCGTCGAACTCGCGCAACGGAACGAGGAACTCAGCTGGCGGGTCGTTGACCCCAGATCCACGGACGCGAACGAACATCAGGACCTCCTCGAGGTAACCGTGAACTCGACGTCACGGAAATACAGCGGCGGCGAGATGGCGGTGTCACGCTTGGTCGCGGTGAACGACTGCGGGTCTACCTGAATAGGGTCACATTTGCGTCCGGCTATGGGGATAACCTGCCCGACGAGCTCTCCTACCACCGCGTCAGTCAGGTTCCGCGCGGCCTCTGCAGTCAACCCGGTCGCGCGAACGAGAACACGGTGTTTGAGGGTCGATTCGCTGCTCTGCGCTGCCGTGTACCGGTCGTCTTCGAGCTCGTCCGGGCCGAGATCGTGTAGCACGAAATACGACTCGCGTACCACAGAACCGTCATCGTTGAGGGGTGCTTCGGAGTCGTGACAGTCGACCGGTGTCGCATCGAGCAGCGCTTTCACCCCGTCGAAGATCGATGCTGTGTTCATGAGTCACCGATCCCGTCACCGATCGCGATGAGGATGCCCGACACTAGATCCTGCTCGATTACACGCTCAGCGGCTTCATAGTTCCGCTGGGGGGTCGCGTTCACACCGCCGGGAGCGTCCTCGACAATCCCGAGAGGACCCTGGTTGCGGGAGAGGTTCGGTCCAAGCTCGGTCTCGGCGCTACCATCGATGAACTTCACCGAGTCGTAGTCGACCGACGTCGGGTAGCCGGGAAGGTGTGTGCCGGCGCGGCGGCGAGCGGAACGGATCCACGCCTGGCGTCCGCGATACGCGGACGTTGATACGGCCTTCTTCACGTTCTTCATGACGTCGGCCGTCGCGTTCTCTAGTTCCACCGTGAACTGGTGCACTTCGGAAAAGTCGAACTCGACGTTGATTCCAGTCACTGTGTTTCCTTCGCGGGGAGGCGCCGTGATGTCGCGTTCGACTGTGCCCGCGATGCGGTGATCCGGAACTTCGCCCCGACCAAAGCAGCGTCATCGGCGGATCCGGTGATCTCCACGACGCAGTCCTTGACGATGCTCGTCGTCCCCTCTACGGGGAACGAGATTGTGAGGTCTTGCTCGGCGTACAACTGCCCGCCAGCTTCGCCCTGGCGTGCCCTGGTGTTCCCAAACCGGACCTTGCACTTGCCGGTGTAGACCGTCGCCGCATCCGGTGCGTCGTGCTGCAACGTCACCGGGTTCCATTCACCCGGAGACCCAGCACCCGCAGCAGTTACAGTGCACGTCTCCCGCATCTCGCTCTCCGCCTCACGGCGGGCGAGCAGCAGATCAATACCCGCGGCCGTCATACAGCACCGCCGGGTTACCGCCGACCACATCGGCTCGGACAGCAGCGCTCGACGGGCGCCGCATCCGCGGTGACGCCCCGCCAGGCACGGCGATCGACGGAGCATCGAAACCACGCTCGAACTGGACCGTGCCGATACCGCTGACCTGCCCGGGCCGATACGCCCGCAGGCTGGACAGCTGCGACGGGGAGAACAGTTCGCCGGCATTCCACCGGCGCGTGACCTCTTCAATGGTCACGGAAGTCTTGTTGTCGGGATTCGAGTAGCACTCCACGGCCACCATCAGCACGATGCTCGCGACACCCTCGGGGACGTCCTCGCTGGTCCACTCGCGTCGCGCCTCACTGCGAGCAGCACCAGAAATGGTCGCGATGACCTCCTGCGCACGCTTGAGCTCGACACTGTCGGCTTCAAACGGTGCCAGTCCCAGCCAGTTGCTGAGACGCTCCGTGTCGATGAGCGGCTGATTAGCCATGGTTCACTCCTCCCGTGCTCCCGGGTGTCCCGCCCCCAGGGAAGAGGTGGCGGGACACCCGGGGTTAGGTCACGCTGCGACGATCGAGCCGCCACCCGTGATGTTCGCGTCCTCGACGGACAGGACAGCCGCGGCCTTCAGCGTCACCGTCTTGTCGGTGGTGCCGGTGACCGTGGCGCCCGACACACCAGCCAGCGCGTTCAGCGCCGTCGCGATCGCCGTGTTCGACGCGTTGTAAGCGATGTTGTCGGTGGTCTCACCATCGACGGTGATCGTGTACGTACCGCCGGAGACGGTGCCGGTCGAGTCGAGCGTCCAGACCGCCTTCGCGGAGCTGGCACCGAAGTTGACCTTGACCGCGCGGACGAAGTCCATCTGGACCTCACCGTCGACGACGATGACCTTGCCGTCAGCGTCGGTCTCCGGGTCGAGCACGACCGCGGCACCGACGAACGACTCCACGATGGATCGGTCCTTCGCGTTGACCGAGTCGTAGTCGAAGATCTGCGTGATGGCCATGCCATTCGCGGCGATCGACGACCCCGACACCGCACCGCGCGGCACGACCGGCGCGACGTTCGCGAGAGCGACCGCCGTCTCGTGCACGAAGTACGACTCCTCAGGGTCGAGCGCGGGAACCTCGACGACGGTGAACCCGCCGAGACGTCCCACGACGCCGTCACGGAGCGCCTCGGACATGCCCGACGTGTCGACCGCGAGCAGGCGCGGGTGGCCGGCGATGTTCTCCGACACGGTCGACCCGACCAGCCAGTACAGGCCGGTCGTTGGGACCTTCTCGTCGACGAGCAGCTTCCGGGCGCGCAGCGCGACCGTTGCCGGGTCGTGGTTGTACGCCGTGGCCGGGGTCGTCGGGGTGAAGTTCACCTCGAGCACGAAGTCGGCAGCGGCGAGCGTGTCGACGATGACCTCCTCGTAGAACTCGATCATCGACTGCACCTGCGGTGCCTGGATGTCTCGCACGAACTCGACCTCGTCGAGCGTCTGCTCCTCCGGGGAGAGGTGCACCGCGTTGTACGGGAACTTGTCGAGCGCGATCTGCATCTTGGCCTGCGACAGGTCATCGACCACGATCGCGTTCGCCGAGCGCCAGCCCTTGTCGCGGGCGCGGAGCAGCGGGGGCCGCTTCACGTTCACGACGTCTCCGGCTGCGCCGCGGAAGTCGCTGATGCCGTACTTCGTGACGAAGAGCGTCGGCAACTTGACCTGACGGCGCAGGAGCGCCAGGGCGGTGCCGGCGAACTTGGTCGCCTTCTGGAAGATGTTCGCCATGGGATACCTCCTTGGTTAGGGTTTTGACCGCAGGGGACCCCATGGCGGGTCCTGCGGGTGTTACCGGGCGAGCGCCGCTTTCACGACGTCGTCGGCAGTGAGTTCGGGCTCCGCGCCGGGCCGTGCACCGCCACGCGGGGCAGGCTTCGGCTGTCGGGGCTCCGGCTTCTTGTTCTCCGGGTAGAACCGGTCGAGGAGCTTCTGGGCGTCCTCGAGCAGCTCGTCTTCGGTGTCGCCGCGGAGACGTTCGGCGAGGTCTGCGTCGAGTCCGGTGGACAGAGCGACTTTCAGTCGCATGTTCTCCGACTGCAATTGCTTCCACTCGGGCGCGTTCTTGTTCGCCTGTGTGATCGCCGCGTCTCGCTCCGCTCTCGCTTTCTGAAGCCTCTGTCTCGCCATTCGAATGGCTCGGCGCGCTCTCGGCGCATCAAACGGGCCGTCAAACTCTGGCCCGTCTTCGTCGTCTTCGTCGCTGTCTCCCGATTCGATGTCGCCACCGTCTGCGCCCTGCGCGTCCGCGGCGTCCGATTCCTGCTCGGAATCGGTGTCGTCGCTCTCCTGACCTCCGGTCGGGTTCGCTCCGCCTTCTCCGTCGAGGAACCGGATCCCCGCGACATCGAACCGTGTCAGTCCGATCGTCGCGAGGTCATCTGCGCCTCGCCGTGCGTGCACCTCTTGGTGCGTGGTGTCGCCCTGCGACATAGTGGTGTCCCTCCTAGGGATCGCCCGCCCCGGTTGGGCGAGTGGTCTACGAACGCGGATAGAACGCGTCCAAGTAGCCGTTCAGCAGCGCACGGTCTTTCGCTGTCCGGTTCCGCTTCGAACCGAGATACTGAAACGCCGAAGCCTCCGGCTCCGAACCGTCTGCGCGTACCGCCGTGCACTCACAGTGCAGGTGAGCCCCGAACGATGCGGTTGCTTCCTTGTAGACAGCGCCGCGGTCGGCGAGCATCCTGCAGAACCGGCACGCGCCATCCCGCGCGATGCGCTTCCACCCGACCCGCTCAAGCAGCGACGTGCGCCGCACCGTCTCCCGCGCCCCCGACAGGATGTCGAGCACCGCACGGGCTGTCGTGTTCGAGTACACCGTGTCGGCTACGTCGGTGATCCGGGCACCAGCGCTCATCGCCTTCTTTCCCGACTGCGGGCCAAGCCACGCCAGAGAAGCCCGCAGCTTCCCGTGATCCACCGACGGGAGCACGAACGACACCGTGCCCCGCGCCCCAGCCGCGCGCCGCATGCTCATGTACGCGTCCTGCGCTACCGAAACCGTCTTCCCGTGCCCGTCGGTGACGACACGGTCTACGGCGGTGATCCACAGCGGCGACGAGCCCTCGAGGTCTTTGAAGTTCAGCTGCGGGAAGATGTCTGTGAGACGGTCGGCCGCTTCACGCCGGATCAGCGCCAGCTCGCCGCGGTACTCGCCGACATCCACGGGACTAGAGTCCGTTCATCAGCTGCTGGATGGGTCCCGGGTCTTCCTGCGCGTATTCCTGCCACCGCTTGATGCGCTCAGGCGACATCCCCGGCAGCATCTCCCACAGGCCACGTCGCGGCGCATCAACCTGCGTGCGGAGCTTCCCGACAGCGTCAGCAACCTGCGACAGCGACCGGATCTCCGAGTTCGCCCACTCGACCGCGCCGGCATAGTCATCCCACGCCCCAGGGATACCGTCGATGAGGCCGGCGAGACGGAACAGTTGCCCGTGGGACTCACCGAACGCGACCGTGTAGTCGTGGATCTTCCGCTGCGTCGACGCTTCCTCCGCCGCCTGCGCCTCGGCACCGTCCGCGTTGTTCGACTGCGAACCGACGATCGCTTTCTGGCTGATCTGCGCCGCCGTCGCCAGATCCTGCTTCGCGTCACGACGAGCCGCAATGTACCCGTTCAGTTCGGTCCCGTCGAGGGTGCCGACCTTCGCTTCCGGGTTCTCGATCAGCAGCAGCCGGTCCCGCTCGAGCGTCGCTTTCTGCGCTGCCGCGTCCGCATCCGTCTCGGGCTTTTCCATGCCGGTGATGTACCGGATCTTCCATGACGAGTACGACTGCGTCAGGAGCCGGTCGAAGTTGGTCTGGTCGATGTTCGCCTGGATCGGGATCAAGCGCTCGACCTCGCCGTACACGTTGCCCTCGTCGTCTACGTCGCCCGCGTACCGGACCACCGGGACAATCTCCGTGCCATGGACCTGCTTCTCGAGGTACTCCGCGTTTCCGCCGTCGGCGTCGATCTGTAAGACATGGACGGCCTTCTCGTCGACGACACCGAAATGGAAGTGCCGGCTGTCGGCCTTCTCGGAGTACGCGGAAACCATCGGCCACTCGTCCGCTTCCGGGTCCTGGTACAACGCGATCATGTTCCGCGCGGAGAACACCTTGATAACCGGTGCCGTGTCTCCCGGGACCGCCAAAGCGAACGACTGGCCACCCTGAAAAGCGGCACGGTAGAGCCGCTTCTGCCGCACAGGCAAAAGGTTGCGGCGCCAGATCTCCCACAGCCGCGCCTTCATCGCATCCTTGACGTCCTGGTCTGCAACGCCGGGGTTGTAGTCGACAATCTCGAGCGTCTGCGTCAACACCCGAAGAACCACGTCGATCAGCGGCACAGGCGACTTCTCGAGCAGCGCTTCGTACTCCTGATTTGCCTCACGCGGCTTGAACGGGGGAACGTGCACACCGCGGCCCCAGTCCCGGAGCACCGTCTGACGTTCACGCTCCCTCCGCCATGCGGGGATGAGAAGGTCATGTGCCTGCTCCATGATGAGTCTCTGCTCTCGGGTCACCACACGCCTCCCTTCGGTCCCTTACGTTTCGACGTCGAATTCAGAACCAACGTCCTGACCATCCGTGCACCCACCGCGCACACAGCAAGGTCGATCTTCCGCGGCGACTCCGGCCCGTCCTTCATCAGCGACACACCATGCCTTGTAGGGAACCGTTTCGCGTTCTTCACATGCCGCGCGAGCTCCGGGTTACCGTCATGCGTCAGATCACCGTTCTCGATGTCCTCAGCCATCTGCTCAGCCGCCGCAACGAACTTCGCGCCCTCGTCGGAACTGTTCGCCATGTCGAACGACACCGCATGCTTGTTCGGCCGCGCCCACACGATCAGCCCAGACCCGAAATCCCGATGCCACTCGTCGATCATCGGCGTCCAGAACCGGTCCAGCGTCCCGTCCTCCCGGGTGTGCGACGGGTCCCCGAAGAACCCGAGCACCCGGTACGTCTTCATGATGTGCCGCACCCGCAGATTCACCTCGGCGCGCGGCGCGACCCAGTCGAAGTCCTTCGACCGTTCCCGCTTCGGTGGCCGCTGCCACAACCCAAGCGTGAACAACTGCCCGTCGCTGATCCGGCACCCGACAAGCGCCGTCGCGTCATCCGACTTCGACCCGTCGAAGAACAGGGCTATCTCTTCACCCGGCTTCAGCTTCGACGCCGGCCGCGCCAGATCATCCCACTTCTGCGCGTTCGCCCACGACTCCTCATCGGAGACGATCTGGTTGTACCAGAACCGCCGCGACTGCGACGGCGGGATCCGCGGGTCCTCCACCTGCTTGCGGAGCCGTTTCGCGTTCAACCACACCGAGTCGCCACGAACCGAAACGATGACGTCCTCGATGACGTTCGGATTCTCCGGGTCGATCAGCGGCGCGTTCGGTGCCGCCTCCAGCGAGTCGTACATGACGCCCTGCAACAGGATCTCGTCCGGGCGCGCCTGCGACAGTTCGTAGTTCGTCCGCGTCCGCTCGAGCA